CCCCTTGACCCTCATGACCAGCGCCAGAACCCTCTCTGGGGCCGTGGCGAGGTTGTATCCCAGCTGCCTGCGGCTGACGCCCAGATCGGCCGCCATCGCGGTGACGCTGGGCCAGCTGTGCGGGCCGATCTTGATGGGCCTGCGGTTGTTGCCCCTGCCGCCCTTGGGGGTGCCGCAATGCTCTGCGTCACCGTACCGGTGGAGGGACTGGTAGACCGCGCTCTTGGTGACGCCCAGCGTCTCCGCCAGCACGGTGGCGCACCTGTACGTCACGCCCTGCCGCTGGACCCTGCGGCAGACCAGCTTTGCGCTGCACGGGCGGGGGCAGGGGACTTCATCCATCGCGGCCCCCGATCTCGTCCAGCGCGTCGCGGGCGATGTCGATGCGGTCGGTGGCAATCTTCCGCCAGCCCTTGTAAAGCTTCTTGTGGCTGATGCCTCCGCGCTTCTTGGTTTCGACACGGACGGACGCTTCAGCAGCGATTTCCCGCAGCGCCTCCACCGCCTTGGCCAGCGCGGCCTTTTCGTCTCGATACCGCCCCTCCCAATAACGCGGGTCTGCCGTATTCGAATGATGCTTCGTCAGGTTCTTAACCTTGGCTTCCAGCTCCTCCGCATAAGCCTCGGCCTCCTTGGCGTCAGCGCGGGCGGCTTCGAGACGGGCTTCCAGAGCGGCCCGCTGCACCCCGTAGACCCGCTCAAACAGGGCGTGGTGTCCCGCGCAGATGTCGGTCGGGTTCTCGTAGGCGCAGCCGCACTCCTGCATGGCCTTGGCTTCGTCCCGCTCGGCCTCGGCCTTCAACTGCGCCTCGTAGGCTTCCTGCGCCTGACCCGCTGCGGCGAGGGCATCCAGCGCGGCTTCGCGGGCGGCAAGTTCCCACGCCGCCCGATTGATTACCGCGTCATCCCGCTCCCGCTCCAAGGCTTCGATGCGGTCGGCGGCAGCGATTGCATCGCGGCAATCGTCCTCTGATCCACACGGTGTGCTGTCGATATTGCAGGCGCACTTTTCCCGCAGCCGCTTCACCAGATCGTCAGCCATTGCGGGCCTCCATCGCTGCGAGGGCGGCCACAAGCGCGCAAAATTCTGGCGTATCGTCCACCGCCAAGCGCGCATCACGATAGCGTTTCGCCGCCTCCACCAGCCCCGCCACATCCGGCGCGGGGGCGTCAGCACCAATGCCTTCCTTCATCCAGTCGGGAAGAGGGTGCAGCGTCTCCGCGCAAGCGCTCGAACAGGTCCAGCCTTCGGGGTATTCGCAGCCGTGGCCGTCACCGCCTTCGTCTGTTTCGCGGGTGTCCACGATCCGGCCACAGACGACGCAGTTCGAGAGCCATGCAGGAACGGCGGGAAGGGCGGCGATGGCATCTTGCGCGTTGCGTCCATAAATGTCGCCCCATTCAAGGGCTTTCAGCGCATCCCCGCGCCGGATCAGGTCGTTGTCAGCCATTGCGGGCCTCCTTGTCGTGCAGTTCGAGGTAAGGCGTGACACCCAATTCCCCGCAAATCTCCCCGATGTCGCGCGCGGTCAGGCGGTTCATGGCGTGGTTCGCCATCGCCACCACCGTGCGGATCGGGAGGTCCATCAGGGCGTCCGTCATGTCGATCCAGATCGGGCCTTCGGGTTTGTCAGCCATTGCGGGCCTCCATCGCTGCGAGGGCGACGCGAAGGGTCAGGTGCAAATTGCACATTTCACACCCGCACTCTCGCAGTTCATCGTCCGATCCAGAGAGTTCATTGGTAGTCACGGCCTTTGCCGCCTGCACCAACCCCGCCACATCCGGCGCGGGGGCGGGCGTGTCGAGGGCGGCGCGGATGCCCTTCTCATAGTGATCTTGACAGGCTTTCAGTGCCGCCTTCTCGGAGCCACACGGCCAACGCCACCCATACGGACCAGAGACGTTGAAGCCCCCTCCCAAACCGCCAATGCGATATTTCCCGAAGGGCGTCTTGGCGACACGCATTTCTGCGTCCCACTCGTCAAATTCCAGCGGCTTCACCCGCACCGCAGGCACGGCGGGAAGGGCGGCGATGGCGTCACGGGCGTTCCACCACGCTTCGCCGCACTCGTTAACCTCCGCCAGCGCATCCCCGCGCCGGATCAGGTCGTTGTCGTTCATGCCATCCTCCCCATCGTGATGTTGGTCCGCGCGCGGACCTTGGAGTTGTCCCACGTCCAGCACTGGCCGTCGTCGTCGCCGAAGCAGACCCAGAGCAGGTTGTGTTCGGGGCCGTAGTCGATGATGACGTGCGCCAAGGCCGGACCCCTCGGCGTGTCGAGCGGGATCGGCGGGTTGAGCTGAAGCATGGTCATTCCTTCACCCCCACCGCGCAGAGGAAGGCCCCGTGCGCCCAGACGATGTTGACGGTGTCGAACACGTCCTGCATCTCGTTCACCAGCGTGCGCTGCGGCATCCGGCGCATGGCCCCTGCCAAGCTGGCGGACTTGTCGAGGATTTCCGCGTCTTCGAAGTTCAGGCGTTTCCACTCCAGCAGGTTGCGCTCGACGATCTCGTCCAGATGCGGGCTTTCGAGGCAGGTCTTCTCGGCCACGATGAACGCGCCGCCGGACACCAGACCTTCCGACACCCGCTCGATCACCTCGATCCGGTCCCGCCACGGCAGGAACTGGAGCGTGAACAGGGACAGCACCACGCTGGAGCCTTCCAGCCATCCTCCCCTGACGGTCTCGACAATATCGAGCTTGTGGAACGCCGTCTGCTCGACCTTGTCCCGCTGCCAATCCAACCGGTCGATGCCGTGGTACTGGACGCCAGCGCGCTTCACCGTGTCGATCAGGAACTTGCCGGTGGAGCAGCCGAGATCGACCACAAAGGTGCCCTCCTGCGCCAGCGCGAAGGTCAGGCCGTGGCAGATGTCGTACATGCTCTCGATGGCGGGGATCGAGCGGCGGATGTGACCGTCGAAGTCCGGCACCTTGAAGTCAAACAAGCTTTTCATGGATCAATTCTCCGATGTGTTGGACGACCGGCACGGTCATCCCGTTCAGGCGAAACTGGTGGGAAAGAGGCAGGTCCAGACCGTCGAACCAGTCGTCTGGGAAGCCCTGCAGGCGGAGGCGTTCGTGCGGCATGACGCGCCGTACGGTGTTGTCGGCGTGGACCACGAGGTCCGTGTAGGACTTGTAGTCCCTCTTGGCCAAGGTGCCGCTCAGACAGCTGGCAACAAACTGGTCAGAGCGGACGCGATTGAAAAAGGCAGGGGATTTCCGCTCTCTCTCGACCTCCTCAAGATGGCTTGCACGGCGTTGCTCGAAATCCTTGACCCAGCGGGAGGCGTAGGGTCCAGAACGTCCTGCACAGTCGAAAAGGTCGGTACCCTTGGGAATTCCGTCGCGGACGGCCACGATGTAAACTCGGCGTCGACGCTGCGGGACGCCGAAGTACTGGCTGTCGAAGAGCGTGTAAGCCGCATCGTACCCGATGCAGGCCAAGTCACCGAGGACGCGATGCAGTCCTCTGGACCGAAGAGCGAATACGTTTTCCACGATTGCAAATCGGGGTCGTACTGCAGCAATTGCGTCTCGATATGCCGACCAAAGGCCTGACTTTTCGCCATCAATGCCCCCCTCGTTCTTTCCGGCGATGCTGATGTCTTGGCAGGGAAACCCACCGGTGAGGACGTCGGCCCGCACTTCGCGGATCGCGTCGATGTCTCGGACGTCGTCGATCATGGGGACGCTGGGCCAGTTCTTGGCCAGCACCGCCCGACTGGGCGGGTCGTTCTCGCAGAACGCCACCGTCCGGTAGCGGCCGGTGCGCTCCAGTCCGAGACTGAAGCCACCGATGCCGCTGAACAGGTCGAGCACGGTCAGTGTCACGACGGCTGCCCCTCAGAAGCTCGTGCAGGAGACGGTCGTGCCGATCTGGGTGCAGCGCGTCGTGCTCACCCCACCCCCGCCCGTGGTCGTGCAGGTGTAGGTGCTGCCGATCCAGTAGCAGCGCGTCGTGCTGAACGCGCTGGCCGACGAGGCGACGAGGGCAAGGATGGTGGCGATGGTCAGGGTCTTCATGTCAGTTCTCCGTGTAGATCGGGTTGCGCTTCGGGCGGATCGAGGACGACTGCGTCGGGGTCTCCTCGCACTCCATCTGGTGGTCGTAGGGCAGCGTCTGGCTGATGATCGCGGCCGCGTTCTCGCATGCCTCCACCGACGGGTAGACCATGTAGCTGACTTCCCCATCGAAGGGGCCGCCGAGGGTTGTCACGAACAGGACGGTCCAGAAGGTCACTTCTCAGTCTCCTTTTCATTGCTGGGCTTGACCCAAGGGGGGCAGGAAACGCTGACGGGAACCTTGGGCAAATGCCCGTCAGCCGAACTGGTGTAGCTACGGTTCGGGACCAGAACCGTGATCTTTTTCATCAGAACCCCCATTTCTGCGCGCAGATCGGGCCGATCCCCGCCTCGATGCTGGCGTGGTTGGTCAGTTCGCGGCCGCAGCAGGAGCAGGTGCCGGTCTTGCGGCCGTAGGCCACGGCGGCGGCAGCCGGATCGGCCGCGATGACCTGCAGGCGGGACAGCGTGTCGGCGCGGGCCTCACGCACCGCCTTGAAGGTGGTCTCGACGATCTTGCCCTGATAGGCGTCATCCTCGATCTCGACGACGTACAGCGCGCCAGCGTTGCGGCCGGTCATCGACGCGAGGCTGATCTTCAGGCCCTCGGCGCGGTAGCAGGGCTTCTTGTAACCGGACGCCACGGCGGCATCGAACATCTCGCGGATGCGGTCGAGGTTGACCGAGCCACCTTTGCTGTTGGCCTCGGCGGCGCGCGCGGCCTTGGCGGCCTGCAGCTTCTCCCAGCCGCGATACCATGCGTTGATCTGGTTCTGGGTCAGGGTGCCCCAGCGGAGCAGCGAGGCATGCAAGGACGCCGCGAATTCGGTGCGCGCCGCGCAGAGGTCGGCCCACATGTCGGGGTGCTCCTCGGCGAAATCCTTGATCGACCGGCGCAGCTCCTCGGCGGCAGCGGCCTTCTTGGCCTGCACGTTGGCGCGCGCTTGGGCGCGGCGCTCAGGGGACTGCGTGAAGAAGCCGCGACCGCTGCAGGCGAGGCAGTTGCTGTTGCCGTGGCGGTTGGTGCCGCCCGACCACTTGCCCGTGCCGCCGCACTGGCCGCAGGCGTACTTCTGCGTCTCGCGGGCCGGAGCCGTGCGGATCGGGTTGTTCGAGAGGCTGTCGATGAAGGCGTCGAAGTCAGACATTGGAGCATCTCCAAGAAACATGATGTCGGTATACCTACACCGTGAATGTCACCCCGTCAACCCCCTCCAACGTATTTGTATCGTACGATCTTCTTTTTGTTGTACTTGTGGACGCTCTCCTCGGAGACCACCAAGCCCTTGCTGATCAGGTTCTTCAGGCAGTTCTCGATGTCATCCCTGCGGTACTTCTTCAGCCGGTTCACGATGACGCCCAGTGTCTCGCCGTCCTGACCGGAGATTAGCTGCTCGATGCTGGCCCGCATGGCCACGGCCGGTGCGTCGACCGCCCTGTCGTTGGCGATGACCATCCGCATCTTGCTTTCGAGGTCGCTCTTCACCAGCGCGAAGGCGTAGCGCACATGCTCGACGGTGCGGACGCCCTCCGGCACCGCGAGGGTCAGGCTGATCTTCGTGACCTGCTCGTAGCCCCGCATCATCAGGGCCTCCAGTCCGGTGCGCTCCTTGTGCTCCTGCGCTTGGTCGTCGAAGAATTCGATGATGCTGTCCAGCAGGTCGGACGCCACCGCCTCGGTTGGGATCACGATCTTCTTGCCGTAGTGCTCGACCCTGCCGCCGTCGAAGGCGGTCATGTCGAACGATCCACCCAGCGCGATCTGCTGCAGGGACAGCTTCAGCTCCTCCGGCATGTCCGGCCGCTGGTGCCTGATCCGCATTCTGGGCGCGGTCTCGTGCTCGATGCAGAGGATCGACCGGCCGATGAAGCCGTTCGCCGCCGCCTCGTAATCCACAAGCTCGTCGAAGTTCTTGCTGGTGGTGAAGCCGATCATCGACAGGAGCGGCCGGTCGAGGCCTTGGTCGATGGTCTTCAGCATGTGCATGGATGCGTCCCTGCGCGAGACCAGATAGGGGCGTTCGCCCATCTCGTCGATCTGCTTCTCGATCCGCGCCAGCTCCTTCTGGAGTTCCCGCTTGATGTCTTCGCGCATGTCCCCAGAGATCGGCAGACGCCCGTTCGCCTTCGAGTAGGCCGACATCAGGAGACCGACGATGCCCTCCATGTAGACCGCGCCCCCGCGCTTCTGGGCCGACTTGATCTTCTGGAGGAGGAAGCCGATCTCGTCGACCAGATAGAAGGCGGCCTGATTGCGCGTCAGGTTCCGCGTGATCTCCTGCTCGGACTTGATCGTCCCGTGCGTGGCTGGGGCCAGTCCGCAGTGCAGCATGATCTCGATCAGCGCCTGCACGATGGCTTCCTTGCCTGATCCGGAGCCTGCCACGCTGAAGACGAACAGGTTCGTGGAGGCGTTGTCCCTGTCGTCGGTGTACCGCAGGCCGGAGATGTTCCCCATCGCCCAGATCGCGGCCATGGCGGCGAGGTTCTCTCGCGGACGCATGCCCCTTTGGCCGATCCATTCCGCGATCTTGCCGGTGAGGCCAGGCGGGCGCAGAAGGTCGACGCCGCGCGTGTCCAGAAGCTTCGCGCTGCGCTCTTCGATCATCGGGATGTCGTACTGGACGTCCGACCTGAACGTCACAGGCTGCTTCCAGCCGCCCTGCTCGGCGTAGTGGACCAGCGTCCCCAGCGTGACAGGGTTCGCGCCCTTGCCGAAGCTGTGCCACTTGCGCGGCATCTCTTCCGGCTTGTACTTGGCCGACCGGCTCGACCACTGGTCCCAGATGTCAAGTGCCGTGCCGCCAGAGGCATGGTGCAGGGCCATCCCCACGCGCACCCAGACCTCATAGTCGTCATAGCCATCGACGTACTGCACCATGTCGGCCAGATCATCATGGCTGACGTCGACGTGCTGGCCGCCCAGCTCGGCCCTGTGGCGCTCCGGCTTGACCAGCATGTCCAGAAGCGCCTGCGGGGCCACGTCGATGTCGTCGGGGCTGCCGTAGACGGTCTCGTAGCGGTTGCCGCTGGCGTGCAGGCTGCCCGCACCCACGACGTAGTGAGCGCCGCTCTTGAAGTCGATGCCCTTGTAGTCGGGGTGCTTGACCAGCAGGGCCAGACCCTTCGGCACCTTGAAGAACAGGTGCTTCGACCCGCCGCCCGATCCGGTCTTCACGATCAGGCCCGCGCCCGCGATCTCCGGAACCTTCTCCAGCAGGCGGTCGTAATCCGGCAGGCCGCCGTTGCGGGCGTCGAGGTCGACCACCAGCAGATCGAAGTCGTCGTCGATCCGACACAGGATACCGAAGCCGGTGTCGAACTGACCCATCTGCTCCATCACCTCCAGCTGCTCTTCCGACCAGTGGGGCGTGTGCTGCCAGTTCGAGACCAGCGGGTGCTTCAGCACCGCCTTGCAGGTGGGGTCGCCGCAGGCGCAGGTGCCGTCAGAGGTGACGCCGTGGAGACCGAAGACGCGAAGTCCGGCCTCCCAGAAGGAGCGATGTGTCATTGCTTATCCGAAGAGGTACGTTGCCAGCTTGTCGATGGTCGCAATGGTGGGCGTTCCACCCTTGCGCTTCGCAATGTTCCGCACGGTGTTTTCGTGCAGTCCGGTGGCGGCGGCAACCTTCGACAGGTTGCGATCATCCAAGGCCGTCCGGATGCGTTCAAGCTGGCTCTCTATGGTGCTGCGGATCACCTCCGTGGGGCTTCCGGTCGGTTCCGACATTCTGGTTGTCTCCTGTGTCACAAATTGCGTGTTGACATTCGCACAGCGCGGGGCGTAACGTCAACCCGTTGAGCGAAGAGAAAGGAGCGAGAATGAGTATTCTCGAAGCGATCAGCAAACCCAAGAACCGGCCCGTCGTTGCGACCATCATCGGAGACGCGGGCCTCGGCAAGACCTCTCTTGCCGCCACCTTTCCGAAACCGATCTTCATCCGCGCGGAAGATGGCCTCTCGTCCATCCCCGAAGTGCTGCGTCCGGATGCGTTCCCCCGACTGATCTCGGTGGACGACCTCTGGGAGCAGCTTGCCGCGCTGATCAAGGAGGATCACGAATACACGACCCTCGTCGTGGACAGCGTCACCGCTCTGGAGGTGCTGTTTGCCGACCACGTCTTGGAAACCGACCCCAAGAAACCGAAGGGGCTGCAGCAAGCCCACGGCGGATATGGGGCGGGGCGCGACATGGTCGCCTCCATGCACCGCCGCCTGCGGAAGGCGGCAGAGATGCTGGTGGAGCGCGGGATGAACGTCGTGTTCGTGGCCCATGCCGACACCACGCGGATCGAGCCGCCGGACGCCGACCCCTACACGAAGTACACCATGCGCCTGCACGAGAAGTCGATGCAGCCCTATGTGGACAACGTCGATCTGGTCGGCTTCCTCCGCCTTGAGACGTTCGTGACCGGAGACGGAGACCGGAAGAAGGCGATCTCGGACGGCACCCGCCAGCTGGTGTGCCATGCCGTGGCGTCGAACGTGTCGAAGAACCGCTTCGGCATCACGGAACCCGTGGAGGTCCGGTTCGGAGAAAATCCGCTCGGCCAGTTCCTCCCCCAACTGAAGACCAAAACTGCGAAAGGTGAATGACCATGTCCTTCTGGAACCTCTCTGACGGCGAAGACGCCAAGAGCAACACGACCGGCGAATTCGACGCTGGCGGCGGCCGCATGGAAGTCATCCCCGACAACACGTCGGTGCTGGCTGCCATCGACGAGGCCAAGTGGGATCGTACGGTGGACCAAGATCGGTACATCTCGCTCCGCTGGACCGTCCTCGCGCCGGAAGAGTTCAAGAACCGGAAAATCTTCCAGAAGCTCTGGGTTCTGGATGACGAGCCGCGTGCGAAAGACCCCGCGAAGAAGCGCGACAAGGCCAAGCGCATGCTGGCGGCCATCGACACCAACGCGGGCGGCAAGCTCCTCGCGCGGAACGAGATGCCGACCGACGAGAGCCTGACCTCGTGCCTGACCAACAAGCCGATGGTCATCAAGGTCATGGTTTGGGAAATGCCGGATCGCCAGACCGGCCAGACGGCGCAGGGCAACTGGATCGGCGCTGTCTCGCCCAAGGCCAGCCCCGTCTCGACGCCCGACGAGATCGCCAAGGCGCAGGCCAAGATGGCAGATCGTCCGAAGCAGCAGAGCGGTGGCGGCATGTCGCGCCGTGATCTGGGCGATGAAATCCCGTTCTGATGAAGCCGGTGGGGGCGTCCGCGCCCCCGCCACCCCGATCAACGTGAACATGACATAGGAGATGAAACCATGTTCGGATTTCTGAAAGAGAAGATGGCCGGTGGCGCATCGCGCCTGTCGGGCAAGACCGACCTGCTGGAAGCCACCTGCGCCGCGTGCGCGCTGATCTCGGCCGCCGACGGCGACATCGAGGACGAGGAGCTGGGGGCAACGCTGGAGCAGCTGGTCAACCACCCGACCCTCTCGGCGGCCTTCCAGCAGACCCTGATCGAGCAGACCGCCAACACCATGTTCAAGCGCGCCAAGGGCGGCTCCATGGGTCGGATCGGCCTGATGAAGGAGATCGAGCAGGCCAAGGGCAAGTCCACCTCGGACGACCTCGAACTCGTCCTCGCCATCGCGGTGGATGTCTCCCGCGCCGACGGCGAGATCGAGGCTGCAGAGATGAAGGTGCTGGAGAAGATCGCCAACACCCTGCGCCTCGACCTGCGGGCATACCTGAATGCCTAAGACCGCCCAGTACGCCCTCTGGGCTATCTTCGCGGTCTTGGCGCTGATGCTCCTCTGGTTCGTCGCCAAGGCGGTCTTCCCGTTCGCCTTGGGAGCTGCGGCTGGAGCTGCGGCGGTCTGGTACTGGAAGAGCAGATGATCACGGCAGGTGGGGGCGTTCGCGCCCCCGCCACCCCCACAAATTACAATGAGCATGATGATGGAACAGAGATCGGAAGAGTGGTTCGAGGCCCGCAAGGGTCGCATCACCGGATCGGCGGTCGGCGCGATCCTTGGGGTGGACCCGAACCGCACCCGCGAGGACGTGTTGAGGGACATGGTGCGCCAGCACTATGGCTACCCGCGCGAGTTTCAGGGGAACATCGCCACCCAGTATGGCGTGATCCACGAGGCGGAGGCGCTGCAGGACTACGAGGCGCTGACCGGTGCCTCCGTGATCAAGGCAAGCTTCTGCGTCCACGACAACTTCCCGTGGCTTGGGGCAAGCCCCGATGGCTTCGTGGACGACGACACGGTCCTTGAGATCAAGTGCCCGTTCGGCCTGCGCGACCATCTGGAGCCGGTGTTCAAGGACATCAAGAGCCAGAAGCATTACTACGCGCAGGTGCAGGTCCAGATGTTCGTGACGAACCGGACCATGTGCCACTTCTACCAGTGGTCGCAGCACGGCTACCTCTTGGAGACCGTGCAGTACGACAGCGACTACATCTCGGAAATCTTCCCGATCCTGCAGGGCTTCTTTCAGGAATTCCTCTCCGCCTGCGAAAGTCCGGACGAGCACCTTGAGGACAAGCGCAAGGTCATCGACACGCCGCGCGCCCTCCAGATGATCGCCGAGTACGATGACCTCACGCATGCCATCGAGCAGGCGGAGGCCCGCAAGAAGGAGCTTCTGGCCGAGATCGTGAAGGCGGCGGGCGAGAAGGATGCGGTGTTCGGCGGCCGGAAGCTGACCAAGATCGAGAAGCAGGGGTCGATCTCCTACGCGCAGGCGATCAAGTTTCTGGCACCCAACGCGAACCTCGAACCGTGGCGCGGGAAGCCCTCCAGCTATTGGGTGCTGAAATGAAGCCGACGCATCCCGTCATGAAGGCGCTGCAGGAGACCGGCCTGCCTTGGCAGGTGGAGACCGGTCACGGCCACCAGAAAATCCGCCTCTGCGGGAGGCTGGTTGGCGTCATGTCGCACAAGGAGCGCGGCGTGACCCGCCAGACCATGCAGAACGTGATCGCCCAGATTAGGCGGGCGGCAAGGGAGGTGCGGCGTGACACCTGAGCAGGAGATCGAGCACCTCAGGACCGCGAACATGGCCCTCCAGCGTAGGCTGGAGGCTGCCCGCCGCGATGCCATGCTCTTCGCGGCCAGCGTGTGCGAGGATCACATCGTCGGTTACAGCCCCGCCAAGGGCTTCGTCCTGTCCGTCCGTTCCAGTCTGAAAGACAAGGACGGGCACTATGGTTCGGCCTACGCCGCCAAGCTGAGAGAGATTGCGAAATGAGCGACATCATCACCGCCCGCGACATGCTTCTGGTCGTGGCAGACAGCATCAAGGCACGCGAACCTCGCGCCGCCAATGCCATCGAACACATCGTTGAGAACCTGATGCGCCGCAAGTACACCAAGCGGAAAGCGCCCGTCTCTTCGGAGGCGATGACGCCTGAGTTGGCGGCTGCGATCCGGCAGGTCCACAGCGCCAATCCGGAAATGTCCGCGCAGGAGATTGCGGACATCTTCAACGTCAACCAAGGGCGCGTCAGCGAAGCCATCGCGGGAAAGTGGTAAGCCATGACCCTTCGCCCCTACCAGCAGGAGGGCCATGAC